TTCGACACGCGAGACCTAACTACCATTGTCGCAGTGCTAGAAAAACAAAACAAAAAGAGGTGACATGGCTGAAGGAATTGAAACTCGCATAGAGGTCTACGGCCTTAAAGAAGCACTTAAAGAATTAAACAAGATTGACAAGTCTTTACGGCGCGAGATCACCAAAGATTACAAAAGGATTACAGCTGGTCTAGTCTCCGACATTGAATCTGCTATACCCCTAAATTACCCTTTGTCAGGTTGGCAACGATCTTGGTCTTTGCGCGGCTCTTATCAGGTCTTTCCTTGGCCTACCGAGCACAAAGTCAAAGCGTACATAAACACAAAACCCCCAAAAGAGTTCCGACAAAACACAGTAAACCTCACGACCTTTGCTATTAAATGGATCGGCGCGGCAGCTTCATTCTTTGACTTTTCAACCAGTAACCGCATGGGCGCTGCACTAACAGCCAAGTACGGAGATTCATCGAGAGTAGTATGGCGTCAATATGAAGCCCACAAAGAAGATCTTAATGATGCTATGGAGACGCTAGTGGATCGCGTTGGCAAAGCCGTCGGACAGAACTTGAAAGCGCAATAAATCATGGCTGTAATTCTTCCAATAATCACCGAGTTCAATGCCAAGGGCACGCAGAAGGCGATCAAAGAGTTCCAGAAACTCGAGGGCGCTTCTGCAAAAGCACAGTACGCAATTAAAAAGTCGGCAGTCCCAGCAGCCGCAGCGGTCGCAGGATTAGGGCTCGCTCTTGTAGGCGCTACTAAGGCGGCAATGGAAGATCAAGCCGAGCAGGTACAGCTTGCGCTCGCCTTGCAGAATGTCACTGGCGCGACCGACGCACAGATCGCAGCACAAGAAGACATGATTACAAAGATGAGTCTCGCGTCAGGCGTAGCGGACTCTGAACTTCGCCCGGCACTAGCGTCACTTGTACGCGGAACGAAAGACATTGAGGAAGCAAACAAAGCGCTAGCACTTGCACAAGACATCTCCGCAGGATCAGGCAAAGACCTAGCGACCGTTTCTGATGCGCTTGCAAAGGCTTACGGCGGAAACATGAAAGGACTTGCCGCGCTAAGTCCAGAGATTAAAGCAATGATCAAAGACGGTGCATCTTTAGAAGATGTAATGAATGTCCTTGGCGGATCGTTCGGTGGTGCTTCTGCCGCAGCTGCCGCCACTGCCGAAGGCGGAATGAAGCGTCTAGGAATTGCGTTGGCAGAGACCAAAGAGTCAATCGGCGCGGCGCTCATTCCAGTAGTCGAAGCCTTGCTTCCGTATCTGATCGCCTTTGGCGCGTGGGCACAAGAGAACACCAAAGTCTTCCTCATTGTTGGCGGAGCGATCGGTGGAATCGCAGTGACGATCTTGGCTCTCAATGCCGCTATGAAAGTTTATGCAGCCGCACAAATGATCGTGAACGGCGTTGTCGCAGTGTTCAACGCGCTTCTATTTGCTAACCCTGTCACGCTTGTCATCTTGGCGATCGTCGCCTTTATCGCAATCTTGACCGCGCTCTACTTCAAGTTTGAGACCGTTCGCAAGATCGTAGACACAGTCTTTCAAGCAATGCTTAAAGGGGGTAAAGCAGTTTTTGACGGATTGACCACCTACTTCACAGCGATCTTTAACATCTATAAATCACTCTTCAATGGCATCGCCAAACTCTGGAACAACACGGTCGGCAAGCTCTCCTTTGAGATCCCTTCGTGGGTTCCTGTAATTGGTGGTAATGGCTTCTCCGTTCCGACTATTCCGATGCTCGCGGACGGTGGGATCGTAACAGGGCCTACGCTTGCAATGATCGGCGAGCGTGGCCCTGAAGCGGTCATCCCACTATCTGGACGCAATTCTGGAATGGGTAACTACACGATCAACATCACGGGCGGTCTTGGCTCAAGCGCGGAGATTGGCACAGCTGTCGTAAACGCGATCAGAGCATTCAATAGGCAGAATGGCCCTGCAAACATAGCGGTCGCCTAATGGCAGGCGTAGCGGTACTTGGATCAGGTAACTACGACCTAGAGATTGACACAGGGTACGACTGGAACGCTTTCACACTTGACGACGATCTTAAAGGCGAACTAGATAATACCGAATATGTGCTTGACGGTACATCCCAGTTTGCAAGCGTCTTAGACGGCGCGATCTCACTTACAGCAAAGCGCGGACGCGCCAACACTGGCGACCAGTTTGCTTATGGCACGATGAACTTCACACTTAACGACACCTACGCCGACGGAGTGTTCAACCCTTTCGACACGACCTCGCCTTACTTTGATCCAAACAATAATCAGCCTGGACTTGCACCTCTCCGAGAAGTCCGCTTTTCTCGGTACAGCTCTACCAATGTCAAAGAACTTTTGTGGGTTGGCTACATAGTCAATTACGACTACACCTTTACGCTTGGCGGACTTGACACAGTGACCGTAAATTGCGCAGACTTCTCCTACCAATTGGGGCAGACCTTCCTTGCCGAATGGAATGTCACAGAGCAGCTCTCAAGCGAGCGCTTTGACGACCTGCTAGATCTACCAGAAGTTGCTTACACAGGCACACGGAGCATTGAGACAGGCGTGGCGACCCTTGGCGGTGCAGCTGCCTACACAGTCGCAAACGGTACATCGGTCGCAGGTTACGCCAACAAAATCAATGAAGCCGAGCAGGGCAGAATCTTTGTAGATCGAGAAGGCACTATCACCTTCCAAAAGCGCATTGGAACAACGCTGGGAGTCCCTGTCGCCGAATTTCATGATGACGGTACCCAGATCGGCTACTCGGCTATAGACATCTCCTTCCAAGCGGACACGGTCGTGAATCGCGCGTCTATTCAGCACGCTGGAGCGACATCGCCAGAAGTAGCAGAAGACCTAGCATCTCAAGCCTTGTATCTTGTGCAGACCCAATCAATCACCGACTCGCTTTTGCACAATGACGCCGCAGCTCTCACACTTGCCCAATACCTAATCAGTCCAGATCCCGAAGCACGCTTCAACTTCCTTGGCACCGAGTTCCCCGGCACACCTGCACTAGACCAAGACACACTTGCGCTCCTCGATGTCGGCGACCTGATCAATATCCAAAAGTCAATTACGACTTCGTCAGGCCCAACCCAGTTTGCACAAAATCTCACCATTGAAGGATTAGAGCACCGACTTACTTTGTCGGCTGGGCACGCAGTCACCTACTTCACCTCACCAACCACGATCGTCTATGAGCTCATCTTGGATGACTTGGTATATGGCACACTCGACGAAGAAAATGTCTTAGGATAGAAACATGCCATTGACCACATACACCGCTGGAGAAGTGCTCACCGCAGCCTCGCTTAATGCCAACCTGTCTTTTGCTGCAACTAACCCAGTAAGCAAAGTAGGACAAGTTTTATCTACCGCACTAACAACAACTTTTACAACAACCTCAACCTCATTTACCGACATAACAGGCTTGTCTGTAACGATTACACCAACTGCCGCAACTTCTAAAATACTTGTATTGGTTCAGTTAAGCGCGTCGCAAGATGTTGGCGTGAACCAAGCGGCTGCAAGATTGGTGCGGGGTTCAACCGCAATAGATATTGGCGATGCCGCTGGAAGTCGTACTCAAGCATTAAATCAGGTCAGAGGACAGGCAACAGATACACCAATTATGATTCCTGCTATATTTTTGGATAGCCCTGCAACAACATCAGCAACAACATACAAAATGCAGGGAATTGTTTATACATCAGGCACATTTTATGTAAACCGAAGTAGCGCAGATACAAACAGCCCAGAAGTTCCGCGCACCGCGTCCACTATTACAGTTATGGAAATACTCGCATGATTGACTACCCAGCAATACTTACAGCCAACTACCCTGGCACACTTTGGAACATGTCAGGCGACGACTACGACGGCCTTGACTGGTTAGATACAACACCGAAACCAACACAAGCCGAATTAGATGCCGCATGGCCAACAGTGCAATATAACCAACAGTACGCAACAGTTGAAGCAAACCGCCGCACACAATACGAAGCCCAATCAGACGGCTTATTTTTTGAGTGGCAACGCGGCACAAACACGCAAGCCGCATGGGAAACCGCAGTACAAGCGGTAAAAGATGCGAACCCGTATCCTCCTAACCCTGCTAGTTAGTGTCGTGCTAGCGCTCGGCCTGACCGCATGTGCTGACCGATACCGCGAAAACTGCAACACCACCAAAGCCAATGGAATACTAGAAAGACGCTGCTTATGAACCCAGACAAACGCCTAAGCAACGAACAAATCAAAGCTCGACTCATCCTCATCGTAGGAATTGGACTTACTGCATCGTTCGTCATGGCAATCGCATCACTTATCTTCGGACTTCTTTTTGTCGTGCAACCTACAGAGCAGTCTCCCAATGACGCCGAAGCATGGGGAGTCTTGTCGCCGATGCTCATGACTTTGGCAGGCGGCTTGATCGGTCTGCTCGCTGGCAACGGACTTAAAGACCGTCCTAAAGATCCACCTACATTATGAGCGTGATCCCAGCGAACCCAACAATCCCAAACTCAAGACCGTACACAGGTAACTCGGACGGAGCCGCAGCTGGCCCTAGAAGCGGAATGGACGAATGGATCAGACAAGCAATTTGCTACGGCAACGGAGCCTTCTGGAATAATGGTTCGTGGGGAATACGCGACATGCGCGGATCCGAGAATCTGTCAGTGCATGCCACAGGGCGCGCAGTAGATCTTTCGTATCGCAAGTCAGACAAAAACCCAACCGCTAATCGCAAGGGCACGATGGACTTCTTCAACATCGTCACAGCCAACGCAAACGCGCTTGGACTTGAGTGCATCCTTGACTACCTACTCAAGCCTTACGGACGCGGATGGCAGTGCACTCGACAAGCGTGGAGCAAATACTCTAAGCCAACAATTCACGGTGCACCCGGCGGAGACTGGCTTCATGTAGAGATTTCGCCTGCTATGGCAGACTCTCCAGCCCTTGTAAAGCAAGCCTTCCAAAGAGTGTTCGCCGAAATCCCCCAATAGCGCCCACTGATCCTCTATGGTCGAAGTACCGACGATAGGAGTGAAATTATGACCGAACCAAAAGTCTTCATCTATGAGGTAGGTCGGTGCTCAATGGACAACGGACAAGAAATACTTGTTCAGATCT